CAATTGGTTCATATTTGTCCAATCGGATTGGCTTTGCTGACCGGGTAGAATATTCTGCAAGAATATTACAGGCTTATCTTTACCATGTTCAGCACGCCAAATTTTTAACTTCTTCTGTAAACAACGCAATTGTTTGTCATTATAGTATCCAGGGTACTTTCCCATCAGATATGGCAGTAGTGTTGTTGCCTGTAATTCAGGAGCTGACTCTAGCATTGTTTCTATTTCACTCCAGTGCTCTATGAATGGATCCTTACGGGTCCTGTATTTACGAGCTTTCTTTAATTCACTTGGCAGTTTGCCAATCCGTAAATATTTACGCGCTGTTTTTACATTCATCCCTGCTTTTGCAGCGGCTATTATCTGATTATGTTTTTTAATCTTGTCCATTAAAATTCCTACTTGTTTATTTGTACATGTCATCAGTAATTCTCAAATAATAATAAATCTTAAAGATATTTTTATCTGATTCTTTTCTGATCCCTTAGCTTTTTTTGTAGGTAATCCTAATGTTCGTCGAGGGTATTTCTAATGTTCGTTAATCAGGCTAGAAAAGGTATTAACTATATCTGATGTTATTTTAGTGCCAACCCTACCTGAAATTTCAGATATACAAGGATGTATTAACTCATTACAAACTATACAAAAGTATAATAAGAATATTGTCGTTATAGTAAATAAAACAGAATCAGCTAAGGATTTTGAGAGTGTAGAAGCTATAATGAATAAAATTAGCACATACCCTTTATTTGAAATAAAAAAATCTAGAGCTTTGCCCAATATTTATCTTAAGAAACAATCTATAAAAGATATGTGTGATGAATCCCCCCTAGACAGATATTCTTATAGAAAAATATTAGAACAATTTAATTGTTTAATAAAGTATATTATTACTTAATATATTTTATTATAGTATAAAAAAGTATATTATAGGTTTTTATGACTTCTTCTAAAACTAAAGATTTTAAATTTAATTTAAACGATAAAAATTTATTAAAAAATTTTAGTAATAAAAATTCTTTGCAAAAAAAGTTGGGCAGACCTTTAAAAAAAGATAATGATAAACTATCAAAACAAGTAACGGTAAAATTTAAATCTGATGAAATGACATTATTACAAGATATTTATCATTCACAACATGCTAACGAGTATTCATTTGGAAATTTTTTACGACTAACTATCTTGAATAAACTGAATATTAAAAAATAAATTAAAGCCCGAGTTATGTTGTAATTTTCTCAGGCTTTTATAGGCGGTGCAGATTCATAATGATTTACAACCACTTTTCCTAAGAACTCAGGGATTAAAGGTACTACTGCATTACCCAGCGATTGTAAACGCTGCATACGACTTCCCCCATCTGTCCAGCTAATAGGATATCCCATAAGCCATTCTACCCAATCAGGGTTTAATCGCTCATCTTTTAGCCTCGGTACTTCTAAAGGCTCTTTTCCCCATTGCTTAATTCCTCTGCTGCAATAGTACACGCCAATCTGCTCTTGTGTGCATATTGGGCTAATTTCTTTAAATCCCCCACATCCTTGTAATCCCTGCTGGTCGGTGTCGGGAAGAACCTTACATATCTGGCTAGCCCGAGACTCCCTGATATTCCATTCCTGTTGTGTTTCCGAATGTTGCCGATTTTTGTTATCAGGTAAGTATCCTCTTTGCTTATTATATGCCCTACTGTGGCATCGCTTGCAGTTGGGGTCGGTAGCATTTTTACAACTGTCTCCAGATGTGGACTCTGTCTCCTCCTTTCCGACGGACAATCCGACTTTACTGATGCAAGTGGGGTGGGCAATAATCCATATCCTGTCCCGTCTGTGAGGTGCACCAAAGGCGGAAGCCGGTATGCAATGCCATTCTGCATCATACCCGATCTCCCATAAATCTTGCAGGACGTTGATAAGCCCTGTACTACGAAGGTTTGCCACGTTTTCGATAATTGCATATTTGGGTCTGATTTCATCTATTAACCTCGCAAATTCTTTCCATAGTCCTGAGCGTTTAGCCGTTATTCCTTTCTGCTTGCCTGCTACCGATATATCCTGACACGGAAATCCTCCTGCAATTACATCAATTCTTGGGAGCGTTTTTAAGTCTTCTTTATTTATGGTAGTAATATCAGTAAATATCGGTACGGATGGCCAGTGTCTTGTTAGTATTTTCCGGCAGAATGGATTAATCTCACAAAAGGCAACCGTCTGTAGCCCCGCAGCTTCCAAGCCTATTGAAAATCCCCCTATCCCTGAAAAAATATCCAGCACATTTAACATTTTAGCTTACTACTCTATAGCTCATTTCTTAGCTAAAGTAATTATACCATAGGCTTTAACTATCCTGATTTTCTCATGACTTTTTATAGAGATCGTGATGATAAACTTCAGGCTCTCTTGGGCGTAACTTCTCTCTTTCCCTGCGAGCTTGGACTCGCTCTCTGTACCGAGCAAATGCCTCAGCTTGAGCTTGGTTCATTGCACTTACTATATCCTGATCCGTGATTTTGTGTGCTTTAGGCTTCTTATATATATTAGGCTTTTTATTCTCTTCATCAGAGCCTGCCGGCTCAGCACTTGTTAATTCTATCATCTATTGCATCCATTATTTTATTACCTACACTCGTTAGAACCCATTTAAAAAACCTATAAACATAATCCATATGCCTTCCTAAAATCATAAAGAATATGTAGTCTTTTAACTCCATCATGGTTAATAACGATAAAACACTTTTTAACTCTTCTTCTTGAAACAGTAGCACAAGAATTAAGCCGCTTATTGAGATGTAAATTATGTAATTTACTACCGGGAATATATATCTATACATGGCTATTCCTTTGTTTTTTGTATTTTTTCCCTAAAAAACTCAATATTTTCTTTTGCCTCCTTAATTTGAGCCATAAATTCTTTTGCCTCTTCTATTTCCATTTCTTTTGATACCGCCTTGTCTTCTTGGCTGCGGCTTTCTATGTTCATTTTAGCTAGTGCTAAACCGGTAAGCTGTTGAACTTCAGGAACACTTATCTCCCCTTCTTCCAGAGCGGTTAAAGTACTATTTATTATTTCTGTAGCTGTTCTATTACCAAATGATATTTTTATAATGTTATTACTCTTACTTTCAGTAGACCATCCACCTTGTGTCTTAAGATAGAATATGGTCGCCGTTACATCGCCTTCATCTATTAAGGTTGTAAGCTTGCGAGCCACTCTGCCTATCGCCTTTGCTTTTCCTTTTTTATAGGCTAAGAGTACTTCCGGTTGTCGCTTCTTAATTTCATGAAAAGTCATCCCTGAAAAACCAAAATAATCGGCTATCTGTTCTATGGATAAATAAGCAGACAATGCTTCCACCTGTAATATTTGATCATCAGTTAAAGTTATTTTTTTACTCATTTAACAATACCGCTTTTTTATTACTTTCTTTTTCCCATCTCTTTATTATCACATCAACATAAGCCGGGGATAATTCCATCATGTAACAGTTACGCTTTGACCTCTCGCAGGCAATTAACGTAGTACCGCTACCGCCAAAAGGATCATATACACTCTGGCCTTGAGCAGAGTTATTAAGTATTGGCCGAAGCATGCACTCAAGCGGCTTTTGCGTACCGTGGCCTGTGGATTCTTCACCATCTCCCTTACTGCCGTTATATCCTTCTATATCCCATACTGTTGTTTGATCCCTTTTACCCTGCCAGTTATGCCTAACTTTCTGACCTTTTCTTACCGCATACCATAAAGGCTCATGCTGGTTATGGTAATCACCACGGCTAAGAACTGGTCTAGTTTTACTCCAAATAATAAGGCTTACTAAATCAAAACCACATTTCTCTATATTTTCAGCAAATTTATGAGTATATTTTGAACTATGCCAGATGTAAGCCACATCACCGGTAAATAATGAATAAGCCTCAGACCAGTCATATCTATCATCATTTAGTACCTTGCCTGTGTTTCTAGTCCCTTTGCCTACTTCGTTACGCCACTCAGGTTCATAATTCACTCCATACGGCGGATCAGTTACCATTAAAATTGGCTTTGCTCCATCCAGTAGCTTCTCAACATGCTGCGGATTAGTACTATCCCCGCACATTAAACGATGAGACCCAAGCAGGTAAATATCACCAAGCTTGGAAGTAGCTTCTTCCCCTACTTCTATCTCCTCTTCCTCCCCTATTTCTTCTAATATGGCTTTATCAAATATAGGCGTTAGCATATCCTTATCCATACCAAAAGATAATAGCTCCTCCATATCAAACCGCTCCGTTAGAATATCAAAATCATATTCACCGAACGCTAGGTTATCTCTAATGTTTAGCCTGTCTATTTCGTCTGGCGTTAGTTTCCTACTCGGCATTAACACCTCAATTTCACTCTCATCATCGTAACCTGCCATATATAAAGCTTTTTTACGCTGGTGACCGCCGATAATGGTGTAATCGTTATCTACTATTATTCTTTGATGATACCCGTCCTCCTTGATATGAGCAGCTAGCTTATCCAGCATTTCCTTGGTTATTTTTCTCGGGTTATTAGGATATTCTTTTAAGCAGGCAAGTTTAATACCGGTAGCTTGCCATGTGATAGTTTCAGTAGAAGACATACTTTTAGTTTTTTTGTTATAACTCATAAAAAAAGAAGCCGTACTTGGCAGTTTTCCGACGCTCCGGCTCTTTCTTAACTTATAGTAATTATAACATAGATAATTTCAGTTCTTGAAATCATGAGAGTTTTTACTAAAATTCAGGCAGCAATACTTCCAATTTCTCCTAAAAACTCCCGGGTTTTATTATCTGCTACTTCTATGCCGATGTTTCTTAGCATCTCATAGGCTTCATTGATATATTTCTCATAATTGATATTTACTAGGCCTTCTCTCAAATCCATTATAGGAAAGGCATCATCACTATCTGCAACTTTTGGATCATTTTTAGCAGTTCCGTCTTTTTTAAGCTCGGTAGTCTCAAGCCTCCGATATATAGGATCTCCTGTAGTTGACCAGTACCACCTTACTATTTTCCCTAGATATTTTTCCCTCCAATAACCCCCTGTTACTACTTTCCTTACCATCAGGAAGTTTCTCGGATCAGTATCATAGTTTAAAATAGTTTCTTCTATTGGCTTCCCTTTAAGGATATAATCTATTACGGCATCCATACATACTTTTATTGTAGGGTTGTGAGCTAGATCACCTTCTACAAACGAACCCTTACGTTTTAAACTGCCGTCTTCTTTTACGGCTATGTAGGAATTAACGCTCTCATTATACAATGCCTTATATTTTGTTTCTTCTAAATTCAAATTAGATATCTCTTGCCAACTGTTACATATTTCTTTAAACAAATCGTACCCGGCTTTCAAAACACGGACGACAATTCCGTCAGTATTGGCACTTACTACATTTAATCCGCATTCTTCCAGCATTTCTATCAACATTAACAAACTAAGCTGACCGGTAAATGTTGTATGTAACAAACAGCTCGGGGAATATAAAAACGAATACTCGTCTCCAAACTTGCCGTAAATACTGTTAAGTATAATTTTATACGTATCCGATTTTGCTTTATTCCCCTCCCTCTTAGCTACTACTCTATCGTTATAGAAATTACTAATCAGAGTATTAAATTTATCTTTATCTAAATGCTCGGGACACCACTTATTATCTATAATCATTTTTGGATAATGACCGGTTACGTCCACGTCTATCAACAGCTCGTCATCTTTACAAACTATTGACCTGTGTTGTTCTTGCGAGTGTAACCCTCCTATGCCAAAACTATAACTATTGCCGTTAATATTAATTTCACCGGGTATTCCATCCTTGAAATTGCTGTCTCCCTTTATTCCCTTAAAAGTTAATCCTGATATCGTAGCTACCAATTCTTGCAATTCTTCGCTTTTAAAAGCAAGATAGCTAGGCGGTATATATTGAAATCTGTAATTATAAGGCATGCAAATATTCATTTTTGATATACCTAAAGACTTAAGCATTAATATTTCTGCAATACCTGCATCCCCTTTACTTCTGACATCAATACCATATTCATTGTTAATGTTGTTTCTTATCTCAAGCGGTTTTTTTAGGGAATTGTATAATTCAATTGTTAAATCTATATCGTTTGAACAGTATTTCCTTAATTCCGCTTTCTGCTCTTTGGTTACGGGTTTACTCGGATCATACGGTAAATCCTGCAAAAACGGCACATGCAATCTTGCTCCGTACATTTTTAAACTAGCCCTGCCGGGTAGAACATTGAATATGTCAATATGGTTATAGTGCCTTGGAGTCCATAATTTTGTCTCATTTAAAATATCATAGGTTTTTTCTTCCGCACTAACGAGGCGATCGGATAATATTTTAAGAGCTTTATTACTAGCACCGCGGAGGGCATACTCAATCATCGGAATATCATACATACGGGAGTTAAAACCGATAGTCGTGCATTCCGTTAAATATCTCTCTATTTTCTTCCCCTCTAGCTCATTATGCTCATCTAGTTCAAAATATTTATTTCTCCCGTCTTCTAGTTTGAACATTATTAGGAAGTAATTAGGATAGCACTCTACGTCTAGAAATAATTTAGTCATTTTAAAGCTCTATTTTTTACACTCATCCCGACTCGTCCCGCCACTCATCCCGCTGACCAACCCCTTATAACTACTACTATTTAAAGATAATTCGGGATGAAGGGATGAGTTTTAATGATTTTTTATTTATATATAAAATAAAATTGAGATTTCCTCGTATATGTATTTTTGTAAAACTCGTCCCTTCGTCCCATTTTCGCCTTACGTCCCTTTTTCTATAAAGGGTTAAGGGATTTTAAAACTCGTCCCGACTCATACCGACTCGTCCCGTTTTTACCTTATAAACCTTTTCCCATAAGGATTTTAAAGCTATTCTAAATTATCACTTGTTAAACAGCTTCTACGTAAAAACGTCTTCTATCGCTTATTTCTCTTTTAAAACCACGCCTATTTAAAGCACTGGCTACTGCTCTTGTCGCTCTTTGATCCACATTAACGCTAATACCCCAAGCTTCTTTAATTTGCAGCAATATTTCCGTTGCCGTCTTTCTATTAATTTCCGGACATGTCGTTATATTTTTTGAATACGGTTTAATATACCGAACTATCATTTCTTCATAAGGACATGTTTCTAAAAAACTCTCATTACTTGCCTCAAGCAAATTTTCTTCACAAGGTGTAAGCATCCAAGTTCTACCTGATTCAAACAAATGGAAAACCTGCACCCATAATTGCTGCTTATCTATATGATCGGTTAGTAATAATTTATCTACCGCTATCGGCCAATATCTAACATTACCGCTACGATCTTTTAAAAACTCCTCCGGGTTTACCGTACCACAAAATGCACTCCTTCTATAAAAAGTCTCATTTTTAGCAGCATATGCTCTTCTTAATACACTTTTATCATTACTTAAAAAGGCTTTTTGTGATGCTATTTGCCTACTGGTAAGAGATCCTTCAAATTCTCCAAGTTCTACAATCCAGCATGAGTTTGCAATTGCTACACTGTCTTTATCCAGCGTATTTAACTGCAAACCCTCCATATAAAAATCTTTTAATTCTTTTGGAATTAATTTTTCAAACCAAAGACTTTTACCGGCAGATTGATCTCCTTGTAATATTAAAACACCTTTAGTTTTAGTTCCCTTCTCTGCACATAAGACTGCGACCGCACTAATAAGCCATTTCTTAACAAGAAGATTTTTTAAAGCAGTATTATAACCCTCTTTTACTACTATCGTCTCAAGTAATCCTTCAATTCTATCCCTTCCGTCCCAAGCTTTGGATTTTATAAAATCCAGCACCGGATTATAGACGTTCTTACTACCTATATTACTACAATATCCGTTGATCAGATTATTTTTATTAAGTCCGTTCATTTCACAGATACTTACTAACTGGTTATAACTTGCGTTTAACTTCGTATCCGCACAATATGTTTGCCCGGGTATATTTATCTCCTCTTCCCTTGATATCAAATTCCGTTTTATCGAAATATTATAAGCCTTCAATATTACTTCAAAATTAGGCAACGTTGTCCTTGGCGGTTTATCGCTATCTACGTAGTCCGTAAACATTGCTCGAGGTAATTCTTCGCTAATTTTAAATGTTTTCTTTGCACTGCGTTTAATCTCTTCGGCGGCTATTTTCTTCTGCTCCTTGCCGACTAAACTTCTTAAAGCACCTATGGCTAATTTTGTAGAGTCTTTAATTTCCCGTATGTAATATTCCGCTTCCGATAGGCTACAATGTTTAGCTATGCCGCAAATAATCGGCATAAGCTCTGCGCTTTCGCTAAATTTTTCTTTTAAATCTCTTATTCGGGATAAGATATCTTTTTGCCAATCCGTTTTTTCCCGCTCATTTACCTTTTGAATAATCGAGGCAAATGTTTTAAGTTTGTCTTTGCTTTTAAAGGACTTCCATATTTGCCTGTTTTTGACCGCATCGTATCTATCGTCTTCGGCGTTCCACTTGTCCCATATTTTATAACCTTCTTCGCAGCCTTTATAATTATGGTGCATCGCCATACTAACTTCCAGCCATCCGTGATAATCTAAATATTTTGCCGGATATTTTTTTAAACACTCTATAACTTTTTCGGTATTAACGGGACCGTAGCTATAATCATAAACATCATCACTAATTGTTTTGTCGCTATCAACAATTGGCATTTCTATAATTTTGGCCGAAAAATCTTCTATATTAACGCCATATCCACTATTTTCTTCTATCCAATATTCATATTCATATTTTTCTTCTGTCCCCGGTTGATCCGTTATTTCAATAATTGCAGGCAGATACATAGCCTGACTTACAATAGTTGATGCTTTAACATCAACGGCATCTTTAAAAGTCAATTTATCAATAAAGTTTTTAGCAATACCCGGGTATAATTCTCCCTTTATCTCCCTGCTGCACCTTAAAATTACCCTAACACAAGGTTTTTTAGGAGTATGGCTAGCCGTGGAGTAGGCTATATAATCATATTTACCTAGCTCGGATTTTAATATTTTTGATAATTGATCTATATCTTGACTAAAACTATCGATATCTAAAACTATTAACGTTCTTGCTTTTACATTCTCATTTTTTCTTTTTAATACGCTAAAATAACCGCCTATAAAATATTTTAGTTTTAACTTCTCTATCGATATTGCCTGCTTTATTGCTTCCTGATGAGAAAGATAAATCGGCTCTCCCGTTTCTTTATTAGGCTCAATCTGGTTCGTATTTAAGTTGATCTTTCTATTATCATACCGGATTTGTTTCTTTACGGGGTTTGATAATCTAACTTGAAGCTCCGCCCACGATAACTCAATATTACGCAGAACAATATCTTTGGCATTATCGCCTATGGCAAATCTAATCATATTAGTTTTTATATCCGGATTATTACCTTGGCTACTTACGCTGCTTCTCATGCTACATTTGCTAGTTTGTTTAATTCTTTCTTCACGTTAATTTCAAAAGCTATTACGGCAGCGGCCGCTCCCTTCGTATTCTCTTCTAAAATGTAGCGAGTATTACTTTTAGATATAAAATTTATTTGCTTATCGGAAGGCGGGTATTGTCTCCATGACGCTGATTTCCATGCCTCCTCCTCACTCTCTCTTTCATAGAGAAAATCGTTACCTTTGGAAATCGCTACCGCTTTATCGCCCTTATATATAATTTGGGTTTCTATATCGTATTCCTTGCTATTATTAGAGCCGCATATCGTTAAATAATGCTCGCCTTTCCTCACAACACAGCTCCATGTTTTAAAGCCGTGAGCTAGTAAACAATGTCCCGGCATCTTATCTATTTGTATCCTATGCCACGAAAATACCGACATCTTTAGCATTTCTATTTCATCCATTCCGTAAATATTAGTGGCCGTCTTATCCTTAGCTTCAAACTCATGTCCGCATTCAGGGCAAACCGTAACTCTTATAGCTACAATCTTAGAACACACGGGACATATTTTTGTCGGTGCTTCATTACCTTCTGACTTTTTAGGATATAAATTTATTTGTTGCTCCAGGGTGCCGTGTAAAATAGACGAAATACCGAAATCCAGTATTACGCAATCAGTCTTAACAAGACCCGAATACTCTCGCTGATCAACAGTTCTAAGCCCCCTCCCTACCATCTGTATCATGGTTGATTGAAAAGAAGTCATACGCAGTAACACCACGCAACTAATAGGGGGATAGTCCCAACCTTCCGTTAGTACCGCGACATTTATTATTACTTGTATTACTCCTTCATTCATCCTCTCAAATATTATCTGCCTTATTTCATGGGTAGTCTCACCGGTAATCATTGCCGCCGCTATCCCGAACCGGTTAAATACGTTATAAACGTTTTTAGCATGAGCAATAGTAGAGCAAAAAACTACGGTCTTACGATCCTCGGCATATTCACCCCAATATTTTACAACGTCTTCATTCATCGCCTCTGTATCTAAAATAGCCGCAACTTCATTCTCGTTATATTCACCTAGATTATTGGTTTTTAATTTTTCTAATTGTTCCCGGGCAATTACCGATTGTTCCGATATACTTACATATGTTCTAGGCCTTACTAAATGACCGGCAACAATAAGCGTTTTAATACCTATTTGATACGCATAATTATCAAATACCTCCCCAAGCCCTACTTTATCACCCCGATTAGGCGTAGCCGTAACTCCGAGTAAAAGAAGCAAATCGTTTAATTCTTTCGCTCTATTAATTATTCTAACATATCCGTCAGCGGGGGCATGGTGAGCCTCATCTATAACAAATAAGTCTATTTTAGGCATGTTACATAGATTATTTTCTCTAGTAACCGTTTGCTCCATGGCAAACACCACCTGACCGCTCCAATCTTTACTACTTCCGTTTACTATCGATGTTGTCACGCCTTCACATACTCTTGAAAACTTTTCACGATTCTGCGTCACTAATTCGTTTCTATGGGCAAGAACTAATACTTTGTAGTTAGGATGCTCTTTAAGTAACTCTTTGATAATGGCAGAAAGTATTATAGTTTTACCGGACCCTGTCGGAGCAACAACAAGAGTGTTATCATGCTCCTTTAATGCCAGCACGCTTTTCTCTACACACTCTTTTTGATAGTCTCGTAAAATCATATTTACCTCTTACTTCAAAAGGGTATTTCATCATCAAAGTCATCTTCTATCTTGACGCCCATAGCTTCGCCGTACCTAATATCCTTTGGAGTGATAACTTTCTTTATTTCATTCTTTAAATTCCCTTTATGATCATGAGTGTTTTTAACTTCTACAAGATGAACAAGCCCTGCTAACTCACTAAGTTTTTTACTACGTTTTTTACGAGCTTCTTCGCTCATATCGTTAGGGTCTAATCCATATGTTGAATCAAGAACGGCTTTTATATAACTCTTGCCCATCTCATTATAAGTATCCCCTTTTGGACTATATAAACCGATCAAGTGATATATTTTCTTGTTTTTATGCTCTCCGGTTAATACAGTATTGATAGTGTTAAGATAAACTGCTCCCGATTGTCCTAATGTAGCAAGTCCCTCAGTCCAGCCTTGTTCTACATCGTTGTAGCCGCCTTCTTTTATAGTAAATTTTACTTTTACTATAGTCCCCTCGGGTATCGGACTATAATCGTCCTGATTTTTAGCTGTTGAATAATCAATTATTAAATCTTGTACTTCCATTTTTAATTCTCCTTATTATTTAATTTAGTGTTAATATTAATCCCTAATAATTGTTGTTTTTATTACCCTCGCAATGTTCTCCAAATTTTGTAATAATCAAATTTGATAGCGTTATTACATCTTCAACGAACATCTGATTTGAATTTTTTAATTTTGCACCGGCTGTATTACTAGCAAATCGCTGCAAACGTTTAGCTATTATTAACAAATCTTTAATTTTGATTTGACTGGTATCATCCCTTAGCAGTAAATCCAATTGCTCTTTTGTTATGCGTTTTTTAGATACTTCACGATTAATTTCCCCGTGTAGTTTAGTCAGACATAAATTGACTTTTTCTATATGATCCGAAAACCCGTTAAGAATGGTTCTTGCTTGAATTAAAAGAGTATGTAGCTCTGCAGCGTGGTATAGGAAATTCTCCGTAGAACAATAGTGAGAAGATTTACTAACGACTCTAAAAGCCGGATTAGCATCAAACCAATCATATATAGAAGTTATAATCTCTTGAATATTATTGTTCATCCTTTGTTTCTTCTAAAATTAAATCTATTAATGTTTATAAAATTCATGTACATAAGCATCCCTTCAGTCTCTTTCAAAATTCTACGTATGCGAAATGCTATCGTTTTGACTTCATCTATTTGCATAAAACTACTCTGTATTTTTGTGATTTTTCTTAACAAAAAAATTAGATAATAATGTTAAGTTTAGGTCGACAGGATTTTGGTGCTTAATTATCGGCACTGTAATTGGTGGCGTAAAACTTATAATATCTCCATTTTTCAATTGTTCTAAAAACTCAGAATTTTTTTGATCGTAATCAATTCTGTAGGATTTTAGTTGAATGCTTTTGTCTATATTATGTACATCTCTAAATAGAGCAGTTTGATATTCTTTATTTTTGTAATTTGTAGTTTCTATTTTTAGATAAGTAGCAAAAAAAGTAGTTGTTTTTAATTTTTTAAGATTAACCATCTCTGGAAGATTGAAAGAAAAATATAGAGAATTTGCATTAACACGAAAACCGTTATGAACAGGCTTTGAAGTCTTTATTAATATGTTTAACTCTATGAGCTTATTAATTATTTCGTATACTCTTCTTTCTTGACAAGAAAATAAATTTTGCAATCCATAAATAGTGATATGGAATTCTTTTTCACAATCACAAAAATGAAGCAGTATTATTATATATTTTCTTAATATTTTACTTAGGCTAGGATATTGATCTCGAAGGTAGAGATGTAGAAGTTCATTAAATTTGCTATCTGAAATATTGTTATTTATCCAATTAATCATAAAAAGAAGTATTTTTTATTAACTGAATATTGTGCACGATTTTACAATAAAAAAAAGCTGCAAAGATTAAGGGAAAAAAGTGCAGGGCGATTTCCTTGAAGACCTTATATATACCTAGATACGGTAAGTATAATTTTATGACTGGTGATAGTGTTGGATATTTTTATTATTAAAAATATTCTGTTTAATAAGGATTTTATGTAGTTTATTTGCTACTAAAACAAAAAAATAGCTAAAATTTTTAAACATATCTATTGTACCATTGTGGTTGGTAATGCTTAAATCAGTGGTATTAACCAGTATTACTACTTTTATATGGAAGCAGCAGAACAGAAAAGTCTTACAAGAGAACAGAAAGAAGCTATAGGTTTATTGTCTATAGGTACGATGTTGGAATACTTTGATTTAATGCTCTATGTTCACATGGCGGTATTACTTAATGAGCTATTTTTCCCTAAAACAGACCCTTTTACTGCTTCTCTACTTGCTGCTTTTTCTTTTTGTTCAATCTTTATTTTTAGACCGATAGGAGCTTTACTATTTGGTTATTTGGGTGATCATGTAGGGAGAAAATCCATTGTTATTATAACAACTCTAATGATGTCGTTATCTTGTATAGTTATGGCTATTCTTCCAACTTATGCTCAAATAGGTATCACTGCTTCTTGGGCAATAATGTTATGTCGTATAATCCAAGGTATGTCATCTATAGGAGAGATTATAGGAGCAGAAATTTATTTAACCGAAACTATTCCTCAACAATTTAAATCCTCATCTATAACGCTACTAGGAATGTTTTCAGTTTTAGGAGCAACAGCAGCTTTAGCTCTTGCTTCATTGGTATTTTTATTTGGTCTTAAGTGGCGTTTTGCTTTTGGTATAGGAGCATTAATTGCATTAGTAGGAGGAGTAGCTAGAACTACTTTAAAAGAGACCACTGATTTTGCTGATGCTAAACGTAGAATAAAAAAAACTATTAACCAATATCAAACTCACAATGTGATAAACACTGATTTATTTACCAATGAAAAACCCAATATAAAAACTACAATATCGTTATTTTTGATGGATTGTAGTTGGCCAGTGTGTTTTTATATTGGATATATCCATTGCGGTGATATTTTAAAAGATTCTTTTGGCTATACAGCTGAACAAATTATTAATCATAATTTTTTTGTTTCTTTATCAGAATTATTAATGTTTATATTATTAACTTATTTAGGAAGAAAAATACCTTCATTAAAAATTCTTAAAATTATAATGATTATATTTTTAGTTTTTATATTATTTTTTCCATATTTATTTTATTCTCTCAAAAGTCCATTTCATCTAATGCTAATACAATCTGTGATCGTAGCTTACGGTCCTATCATAATGGTAGCAGTTCCAACACTATTTAGTCATTTTCCTATTTTTAAAAGATTTACTTATGTAGGGACTATACACGCATTATCTCGTACTGTTATATACGTTTTTACTTCTTTTGGTTTAATATATCTGACAAAATACTTCCATCATTATGGAATATTTATTGTTATGCTAATATCAACTATTAGTTTTGCAATTGGTTTGTCTCATTTTAAACATCTTGAAGTGAGAATAAACCATTATTAAAAAAAGAAAAGAATTCTGTTAATTTTAACTGATTATTTTGTACAGTTAAAGATTGAATCAAAATTTGATTCAAAGTTTTTTCTATTTGATAGTGTCCAGAATATATAGATAAACCTAAAAAGTTTTGTATTGTATTATCTATATTTTTCTGTTGTTTTTCAATACTCATTGAGTTAATAGTCTGGATATTATGCAATCTATCAATTAACTTAATCAATAATACCTCTTTATCTTGTTTTTGATAAGCATTGGTAATTATTTCTGCTACACTTAACTTACTACCGTCTGGTCTATCACGGGTAAGCCTATCTACCATTTCAGTTATTCGCCAGCTAAAGTTATCAAGTATCATACCCGCCGTAACTTCGGTATCCTCGATAATATCGTGTAATATGCTCGCTACTATTACATCGGTTTTTAGCTTATATTCAGATATCATATAAGCAACTTCTAAGGGATGAGTGTAATAAGGCTCACCACTTTTTCTTTTTTGATCACCATGATACTTTTTAGCCCAATAAATAGCTTTATTGATTAAATCAAAATCCAGTACATTTTTAGTATCTAGAGATTTTAGTTTCTCTAGTAATCTGGTGGAATATTGGCAAGGTGCTAAATAGTCCATAATTAAGAATTTATTAATAATATTGTTATATACTACCCTTCAATTAATTCTATTATATTTTATTTTTATATTTACCTAAAGTTTTTTTTAAACGATGTGTTTATTTTTTTAATGAGTAAATAAATGGAATTGTATTTACATTTAGTCAGAAAAGTGCTTGCGATAATGGTATCAATAGAAAAAGTAGAATATCGTATGCATGGTAATTTTATAGGTATTTATAGAGATGGAATATTATTTGTCAAAGTACAAGAAGAAGAACTCTATCTCTTAAATGATCAAGGTACATTTGTTAAAGTTGATAATAAGAAACATGATATTCAGGATAAATTGAGAAAGGCTTATAATTTTGCTTTAATAATAGCATAATTGGCTTTTCCGCTACATGCGTGGTGTCTTCGCGGTTTACCGACTTAGTTCTAGCTTACCTCATTTTATTTTAAAAATTTTGAGTAGTTATGTACGCAATATCATTCGACATGGAAGTAGCTAAGTTAAAGGAACACTACGGCGAGCCTTATAATAAAGCTTATGATGAAAATAGAGTAGGGCTATGCTATATTTAGTGAGGAGTTGTTGTCACATTAATAAATATATAGTTATTGACTCTTCTAAAACCAATTTACTACAAAAATCGGTTATTTTATCATCATAACTAATTTAATAATATTAAGAAGGTAATTTATGATAAACAAAAAATCCTTGCTAGGTACTATTATAGTCATTTTATCTACTTCTACATTAGCTGAGGATAGAACAGGCTTTTATCTTAAAGGAAATATTGGGGTTAATAAAATGAGGAATGCAAAACAACATAATGTATATCCCGAAGAAAATGTTTATGTACCATCTAATAAATCAGAATCTAAAATATCTCCAGCATTTAATATTGCAGCTGGATTTTATCTCAACAATCATGTAAGACACGATTTAAGTTTTGGATACCAAAAAGTTAATTTTGAAAATAACACTGTTTATAATAATACTGTATATGATGAACATGGAAATATTATTGGTAATGCTGATCTTAAATTAAGCCGTAAAAGTTCCATATATTCACTGATGTTAAATAGTTATGTCGATTTACCTGTTAGTAATAAATTTAACTTTTTCTTTGGTGGAGGAATTGGATTAGCTCAAATAAAAGAAAAAGTAACACAAAAAATTATTGCTAATAATGTAAATGTTTCAGAAGGAAAAGAAAAATCAAAAAACAAAAGAAATTTTGCTTATTCATTAACTACGGGTATTTCGTTAAAAGTTTCTGATAAAACTAATTTTGAACTTACATATAGCTGGCAAAACTTTGGGGAAACTAAATATAAAGACAAAGAGGTAACTAAGAATCGCTACAATGGCCATAGCATAATGACAGGAATAAGATTTGATATATGATAAAAGTTTTTTATAGCATTTTTATGCTTATGTTACTATCTTCTTGTGCTACAATGGTAAGAGGTACAACACAAGAAGTTTCAGTAAATACAACGCCAGCAGGTGCACATGTTCAATTCTCTAATGGTAAAAGTTGTATAAGCCCTTGTCATACTATTGCAGAAAGAAAACAAAACTTAAACATTACAGTAACAAAGGAAGGTTATCATGCTCATACAGGTACTATGATACCAACATTAGCTGGAGCTGGAATTATATTTGGTGGTCTTGTGGATTATGGAACTGGTGCAGTATATGATTTACAACCTAATCCATATCATATTCAATTAATGCCTATTAAATCTTCTTAAAAACAATTATTATATAATTTAATTATGTATGCGATATCATTTGACATGGAAGTAGCTAAGTTAAAGGAACACTACGGCGAACCTTATAATAAAGCTTATGACGAAATTAGAGCCATGATGGAAGATTTAGGTTTTGTTGGAACACAGGGTAGTCTTTATCTTTCAAAAAATGAGAAAAACGATCTTACAACTGTTTACAAGGTAATTAATAAACTATCTAATGTTCATTGGTTCTCTGATTCAGTACGAGATATTAGAGCATTTAAAGTAGAAGACTGGTCAGATTTTACAGAGATAGTGAAAAATAATAGGTAATGGATATGGCAATAGTTAGTACAAATACTAGAATCAACAAATTTATAGAACACGGCTTCACTAAAGAGCAAGCTGAGTTTTTGGTAGAAGAAATAGAAAACGAAGATTCAACTAAAATAAAAATAGACGTTGAAGTTATAAAAAGAACTATGGTTACAAAATCTGACCTAGCAGAAATGAAAACAGATATCTTAAAATGGATGATCCCATTTTTCTTAACTATTATAGGCTTAATTATTACTGCCTTTTTTAAGCATTAATAACAGTAATTACCTTTGTTCTCTCTATTTATAATTTATAAACTAATATAACTACTATAAAGAAGATTAGCCAAGTAATTGTTAGTGATCTAGATTTTAATTCTTCAAGGTCTTTTCGAATTAATATGTTTTGATAATTATTTATACTTAATAATTCTTCTTTAGATAATCTTTTAGTTGATTGTATATACCTATCATATTTATCGTCATCGTTCATTACTTTTACTCTTTTTTAGTTATTATAGCTTTACGATATAACAAAATTTAAATTTTTAAATATGTCTGTTAATGGTTTAAAACCATCAGTAGTCCTATTCTCTAGGTCATATACTCTTACTTCCGTTTTATCAATTATCCTAGGTTTCTTTACTTCTTCCTTTTGAATATTTGCTTTTATGCGGAAATTACCGTTACCAGTTTTTACTGCATCTCGTTTTTCATGTCGCAGGCATTTACCGAAATATGCCATAAATTGAGCTTTTGAGCAAAAACGGTTAGCTAGTCGCCTTGACATATCAAGGAGTATTTCATTCATAGCATTTAGGCTAAAGTCTCGCCCTGACAGGCTTTGTAACTTGCCGCCATCCTCTTTAGTTAACGGATAATGGTGCTTTAGGCCTTGAGGTTCTTTGTACTGGTTAAACCGGTAAATTCTTGCCTTTGCCTGTGCTATAGTACGTTTTTTTCGCTCGTTAGGTAGTCGTTTTTTGAATTTTACAGTTTCAATCGGAGTAGTTTTAACTTCTTCAGAATTTTGTAAAAAATTAGATTCCAGATCTATATCTTCAATATCTTTATTTTTATTATATATATAGAGAGAATCGTTTTGTTGCGACATAAAAGTCTCGACAGAATTTTCTACACAAGTAGTATTTCCAACGTTTTGCTCTTTATAACTAAATTCGTAACTATAACGATATTTTTTGCCGTCATGAGTAACAGACCTATGATAGGTAATATGCAATATATCTTCTAATTCCTGAATAATTCTTACATTTTGTCTTCTTTCAACAATCGTAAATGTAGAAATATATTTATGATTTAGGAGTACTCTTTCGCCTTTTTGGAGCTTAGCTACGATAATGCTAAGTAATTTATTGGCTTTATCACTAAGAAAAAAAGATTTTTGACGCACGGGATTTATCTTTTTATTAGCTCTATCTATCTTGTCCCAGTTAATATAACTCTTACGATAACGGGCTTTTTCTTCCTTAAATGAGTATAGTTTGTATAGCTGGTCTAAGTATGATGATTCTGTATTAGTTCGTTTTAGGTATTGTTGTTTTGCCATATTCTCTAAAAATTATTAATAATTTGTAATTTTTAAAGAAAAACACTTGACTATTAGATAATATTCTCATATCCTCGTATCTGTTGAAGTTTACGAGTTTTTAGTGTTTCTCTTTAAAAAACGCTATCCCTTTTTAAATAAAATTTTACTTACATAATTTCCTTTACACTAACTTTTAATTTAAATTATATAGTCCATTGGTTAATAAACTACACAATAACTGGTACTACATCTACAAGTTGGACTAACAGTATTATCATTACAAATTACATAATAATTGTAACATCCAGCTACTCCACCATGGTATGAACAACATCCCATGAAATTTTGATAATAATTTCTGCAATCATTGTCATTATAGTAAGAATAATTGCTATTTTTCTTAGATATTTCATGTATCCTGTATAAACCATATCCGGTTCCAGCAACAAGTGCTGTAGTACTTAAATTATTTTCTGTACAACCAATTAAAACACAACAACAAAACAATAGTAATTTGTTCATTTTTTTGTTTTTTTACTTCTATAGTATGGATCAACATATTTGCCATTTTTACGATAATGACCCTTTACACGTTCGGTTTTAACACGTTCATTCTTTTTAAAAGTTTTTGTATAGGTAACTTTTTTTGGGTCATCAAAAGCAAAAATATACTGAGAAGATAAAAAACTAAATAATAAAACTAATGCTATATAAAACTTTTTCATATATAATTAATGCCTAATATTAATATCAGATCATATCCCTGTTATTACTTGTACAAGTAATAACAATATTAACTATTTTACTAAAAGCAAGATTTTTATTGAATTTTTATTAAAAATGATATACATAAAATAAAATTTCTTATACAATGAATTATTATGAATAAAGTAAAAATGATAAAAGAAGCAATAAATAATAGTGGGTTATATTCTAATAACCAGTGTAAAATAGTGAATGTATTACTCGATATTGCTGTTAACAATGTAGCACAAGCAAATGTTCGATTTCTTCAAGAAAAAACTGGAGTAAAAAAGCCTACGATTTATTTTGCTTTAAAAATTTTTCAAAAAGATGGATTAATAATAAAAAATGAACAATTAGGAGGTTTTGAAATTCAACAACCTAAATTAAATTATTTTTTAGAATCTTATCAAAAAAAGCAATCTGTGTAATTTTTTATAATTATTTTTCAATAATTTTATAATAAAACTATTTGACAATATCATTTTTTTATCTATATTTAACTCATAAGGTAATAAAAAAACGCCTTAAGTTTGCACCTTAAGACGTTTTTAGAACCTTATATAGTTGTAAGAATTAAACTGTTTGATTGACTTAATAATTCTTACTTAATATCAATATAAATCCCATGAGGAGGATATATGCAAAATATCTCAACCCTACCTTTACGTCAAGAACCTTTTTTAGAATCAAAAAAGCACGATAAAATCAGTAACTCGATAAATCATGGTACAATAGAGTTAATAAGCCATAAATTATTGGATTCTACCATGCCTAGTTTAGAAGAAATCAGCGTTGCTAAGGCTAAGAAGCTATTGCAGAAGATGCTACTTCCTACAAAAGAAGCTGTGCAGGTATTTTCAAATCTTGAGCAATTAAGACAAGCAGTAAAAATCTCTAATGAGCGTCAAGCGACAAAATTACCAGCTAACATAACAGAAATACCTAAATTTCATGAAGCTAAAACTGAAAGCCTAGAGCTATCAGAAAGTGCTAAAGAAACATTTAGCAGAATCATTACAATAGCAAAGGAAACGTTTATAAAGGAACAGATAGAAAGAGCTAACTTTTATAAGATTTCCTATGAACTTTACGGCGATAACTACTACCAGTTAATGCAAGATATAGACCAGTATGAGTATTTACTTGAGAAGGCAAAAGATTATTGTGTTGACTGGGATACTAGCGAATACGACCCAGTAGCTCTAGAGCAGGTAATAGAGGAGGTAGAGTATAATGCTTACGTGGCCGATCAGGCCTTACGTTCTTACTTTTCGCTAACTAGAGGGTTGGAGGTATAAAATGACAATAAAAGATCGTTTTATCCCGCGCGAGGAAATCTCAAATCTTCTCTGGGGCATGGTTGGTGATATTTCCACTCACAGCTTGTCAATGTGGATTAAGTCAAAGACCGATGACGAATTTGTGGTAGTACCAAGAGAATTCTGTATTTTAATGGTTTTGTTTTTAGAAAGACAGGCAGTAGCGAAAGAGCATTTACTCTTTAATTTTCAGAAGGTACTAGATCAGCTTGAGGAGATAAAACGTTATTTATAATAATAAAGAAATAAAGTTATTAATATGGAAAAGAAGCAAGAATGGCTAAGAGAGCGTAAGAACTATCTGGGAGGAAGTGATCTGGGTGCTATAGCAGGACTTAATCCATACCGTACGGCTCTTGACGTATATTTGAACAAAACCAGCGATGACATTAGGTGCGAGACTAGCCCTGCAATGAGGTGGGGTAATCTTTTAGAGGACATTATTGCTGAAGAATACGGAAGAATTAGAGGTTGTAGAATAGAACAACCATCACAGCCTATAATACATTCTAAATATAAGTTTTTAGGAGCTAATATTGATAGGTGGGTAATATCTTCTGATTTACCTTATATTCTTGAGTGCAAAACAGCTGGTTTTACCAAGGCTAAAGAATGGGGGGATATAGGTACTGATGCAGTCCCCGAGTCCTATCTTGTACAAGTAGCTTATTATGCCGCAATCTGCGATGTAGCAAAGGTTGATATAGCAGTACTTATAGGCGGACAGGATTTTAGGATTTATACCTATGAGCGAAACAGAGAGCTGGAAGAGAAGCTGATTAAGATAGCGTGTAATTTCTGGCATAACCATATAGAAAAAAGAATACCGCCTAAATGTGTTAATACCAGAGATACGTTTAATTTATTTCCGCAAAGTAATTATCAGGAGATAGTGGCAGAAGATAATATTATAAAGAAACTAGAAGAATTAAAAATGGCGAAACTTGCCGAAGAACAGATACAAGAAACCATTGAAAAGTTAAAAGTTGAAATTCAAGAGTTTATGCGGGATTACGATGTGTTAATAGACATTAACGGCAATGTGATAGCCACATGGAAGAATACGGCTCCAAGGTCGCTTGTTGACCAGAAGAAGCTTAAAGAAAAGTATAACGAGGTGTATTTACAATGTACTGTATCGAGTAAACAATCAAGAATGTTTTTAGTTAAGTGAGGAAGAAAATGAGCGTTATAGATCTGGTACCAATTATAACCGTAACGTGTATGGGAATAGCACTAATTATACTAATGACTAAATTATAAATGAGGTAAAAATGAGCAACATAGCAACAGTTAACACAGGTGTAAACGGTCTTGAAATGATGGAGAAAGCATTAAAGTTTTCAGAAATCATGGCGCAGGCAGATATTATCCCTGTCCACTATAGAGGAAAACCTGCAAATGTATTTATAGCGGTGCAAAGTGCGTTAAGAATGAATTTAGATCCAATGCAAATCATGCAGAATACTTTTGTAATTAGCGGTAAACTTGGAATGGTTACTGCCTTTGCAATATCATTAGCTAATCAGAGTGGATTATTTGACTCTGGGATACGTTATAGAATTGATGGTAGCGGTGAAAATTTAAAGGTTACTGCTTATACTAACCTAAAGAAAGGCGGCGCAGAAATATCCTATACTATTACCATGAGGGAAGCTATGGCAGAAGGTTGGACTAAGAACTCTAAATATAGGACGCTACCGGAATTAATGCTCAGATACAGAGCAGCTACCCTCTTGATTCGGACACATGTCCCGGAGGTTTTAAACGGAATGCATATGGTTGAAGAGATAGAGGACGTTGTAATGTCTACTAAAGATGTAACACCTAACAAATCTCAAAGTATAAGTAGCAAGCTTGACTCTGTTTTATCTCATCAGGAGGCAGAGGTCAAAGAGCTAGAGCCAAATGATACGATAGAGAAAAGGGCAGCTTTGAGTACGCTAAGTGGTCTAATTATGCTCCATAACGTGCCAGATGAGATAATAAACAAGTGGACACGTGCTGCCGGTGTTGAAAGTATTGCTGACTTAGGTGAGGAAAGGCAACGTGCTTGTATTGAATGGATTAACAAAGAATATAATTATTCGCTAAGCCCAGAGGCAGCATAAGTTTAGAAAATCCACCTAGATTTGCTTGTTAAAATATGTTAACATGAACACATGATCAATTACTCATTTTTTTCCTGTTTTTAGGGGCTAATCTTTTTAGCTCCTTTTTTTACGAAAAAACCTAGATTAGGATTGTTTCCGCTATAATAAAAATAAAGCTTTTATTTTGTTATAGACTAGAGGCAAGAATGCAAAATTACGATCCATATTTAAATACCTATAACTATCCTTATAACAACTCCGATCCTTATAACTTAGCTTCTGATGGCGATAATCAGATGCCTGATTCTCGTTATGAAGTTGGAGGTTACGGCGATCCTGATATGTCTTACAGTAATGCTTACGATAATGACGGAGCACAGTATTCTTTTAAAGAAGGAGGTTTGGTTAAAGAAGAAGACTTACCAAGACTTGCCGATCTGATTAGAAGACATGGAAGGAATGGCGATACCGAGCTTGCCCATATTAATCCTATTGAAGCTCATATATTAAAAAGTCTAGGAGGAAGCGGGACGATAAACCCTGATACGGGTCTTCGTGAGTACAGTTTTTGGAAAAAACCGTGGAAAGCAATAAGAAGTGTAATAGGGGGTGGAGCAGGAGCAGTTATCGGTAATATGATTGCACCCGGAATAGGCGGTATTATTGGTGGTGCTATCGGTGGGGGAGCACAAGCATCGGCAAGAGGCAAGAGTGCTTTGAGTGGAGCTTTAAAAGGAGCAGGTATGGGAGCAGCTCTTCCTTCTGTTGCTTCAGGGCTTGGATGGGGAGCAAGTAAGCTAGGAGCTAGTGCTCTTGGTTCTAGTCTTAGCAATTACGGCAGTACTAATGCGATATTACCTGCTTTAGGCATGGGGAGTTCTGGTGGTAATAGTGGGTTCTTTGGGCTTGGAGGAAGTAATCCTTATGTAAGTGGTGGTCTTGGTGCTGCGACTGCACTTTCTTCAGGTATGGG